AAATCCAGGCTACCACACAGTTCCCAGCATGGAAAGAAGATATTCTAAAGGGTGTATCAGTCAAGACATTACTTACTCCTTATGTGGCATCATATGAAAAGATTTATGGCAAGACACCTGCTACTACGGACCTATACGATGTCGCTGCAGGGCAGACCGCTATGCCAGTACTAGCCTGGGAAAAGGCGCAGTGGAAGAACCCAAAGATTAAAGAGACTCAATTCTACAAGGAGACAGTCAATAATGACCTACGAGCCTTGGCCGATGCGTTTGGAGTTAATGTATAATGGCGCGTAAAGATAGAGATATGCCAGACAATGTCAAGACTCCAGCATCTTTTTCAACCGTAGATGAGCGAACTCAAATTCGAAAGAGACTTGGTCTTCCTCCAATAAACGCTGCAACGCCTGCAACGCCTGTAACTCCTATTCCTGTTCCTGTCGTTGAACCTGTTCCTACTAAAACTAAAACAGGTGAAGTTAAGAATGCAGATGGCAGCACAACTATAATCTATAGTGATGGAACTTATGAGGTTATTCCTGCGAAGGCAGTACCAGCAGCCGAGAATCCAGTATATGCAGCGGTGGCTGCAGGTTTAGCATCTTATAATATCTCAGGTCTTGCTGCTACTCTTGCACAGATTCGTATGGACTACCCTGATATTACATCAGAGGACATGCTTACATTGCTACGCAATGACCCTCGTTACAACAAGGAATACCTAAAGCGCTTTGCTGGAAATGCAAGACTTGCCGCTGCTGGTAAGCCAGTACTATCTGAAAAAGATTACCTTGCCAATGAGGCTGCATATGCAAAGATTTTTAAGGCATACGATGTAGAACGATTTGCAAATACAGAACAGTACGCAACCCTGATTGGCAATGAACTAGCACCAGATGAAGTTAACGCTAGAGTATCAATGGCATACAAGCGCATACTTGGTGCTGACTCAAATGTTCTCCTAGCCTTAAGAAAGTTTGGCTCATCATTGTCTACTGGAGATTTAGTAGCAGCAATGCTTGACCCTAGGAACCAACTGCCTGCACTTGAGAAGAAGATTACATCTGCCGAGATTGGTGGCGCTGCTCTTAAGCAGGGACTACAGGCATTTGAAGCAGCGACTTCTGTACAGTCAAGCATGTATTCAAATGTAATGGGTGGAACAATTGGAACTGAAGCAGCAATGCAATCAGGTGCTACTGCTGCAACTGCTAATGTAGACTACAAAGCAATTGCAACAGAACTTCCACGAATGGAATTCTTAAGTTCTATATCTCAAGGACTCCCACAGTATGGTCAGGTGGAAGCAGAGAAGGCTAGAATTCAAGGACTTGCATCGGAAGAAAGAAAGAAGCAAAGTTTGATTGCTCTTGAAGAAGCACGTTATGGTGGCTCCTCTGGAGTAGGACGAAGAAATTCCTCAGTAGCAGGAATTATTTAAACAAAAGAATCCTGAACGGACCTATCGGCCCCGTCAGCGTAATAGACCGATAGCAAGAGCCAGCCTAGTTCCCCGACTAGACACTGAGGCTTGCGACTAACAACGAATAGAAGGGTGGGTTGCTATGAGCAACAACTACTGGGACGACGAAGACGATGACCTCGATACCGATAATGAGGCGCAGATGGACGGCAGTGACTTACTTAAAAAGTTACGCAAAGCCAAGCGCTCTGATGAAAAGCGTATCAAGGAACTTACTGAGCAACTTGAGACATTTACCAAGTCGCAGCGTGAGTCAACCGTCAAGGCAGTCTTAGAAAAGAAGGGTGTGAACCAAAAAGCAGCACGTCTAATCCTTAAGGATTTAGATGGTGATTTCTCAGAAGAGTCAGTTTCTAACTGGCTCAATGATAATGGCGAATTATTTGGTTTGAATGTAGCAGAAAAACCTGACCAAGAAAACCTAGCGGCACTACGCCAACAGGATGTAATGACTCAGAATGCTACCACCCCAGACAGAGCACAGGACTTAGAGAATCGCATGAACAGTGCTGACTCTATGGAGGAACTCCTCGCCCTGATGCAGTCACAACAATAATATCCGTTCATAGTCAAGGAGACTAAAACAAATGACAACAAGCACAGCAGCATCCTCTCTCGGAGGTACAGTTGGCGGTGCTGGTCTCGTACAGAAGGCATATGACCGCCTTCTAGAGTTCGCTCTCCGCTCAGAACCACTAATTCGTTCTGTCGCAGATAAGCGCCCAGCAAAGCAAGCAATGCCAGGTTCAAGCGTAGTACTACAACGCTACGTTGACCTAGACACAAAGACATCCACTCTATCAGAGACAGTCGACCCAGATGCAGTAGCACTGGCAACACCAACTCAGGTAACAGTGACACTTAATGAGTACGGTAACGCAGTTCTAGTAACTCGCGCATTGGAACTCTTCTCACTTGCAGACGTAGACCCAGCAATTGCTAATATCATTGCATACAACTTGGCCGATTCTATCGACACAGTTGCAATGAACACACTACGTACAGGTACAAACAACATCTTCGCAGGTAACGCAACAGCGACTGCCAACGTAGATGCAGCGGACACAGTTGACTCAGCAGACATTCGTCGTTCTGTTGCTAAGTTGCGTTCTAACAAGGCTAAGGGCCGTCGCGGAAACTCATACTGGGTTGGTATCCACCCAGAAGTTTCACACGACCTACGCGCTGAAACAGGCGACCTAGGATGGCGCTACCCACAGGCACAGTCTGCCTCAGAGGCAAGCAAGATTTGGGCTGGCGAAATCGGTGAGTACGAAGGCGCGTTCTTCGTAGAGTCATCACGTCTATTCAACGCTAAGACTGGTGCAGACCAGACTGCTCTATCAACTTCTCCTGCAGTAAGCGGAGTATCTGGAGCATTCACAATCGTAGTAGCAAATGGTGCTTTCGGTGGCCGTGCTGAGGTCGGAGATAAAATCTCTGGTACCAACGTCGGAGCATCTGCAAAGATTACTGCTATTTCAGTTGGAGCAACTAACACTACACTAACTGTAGATGTTGCTAACTCAGGTACTGTTGGAACTAATACTCTAACTGTAACACCAGTAACACGCGTATTCGATACAATCGTTGCAGGCGCACAAGCAATGGCAGAAGCCGTAGCAGAAGAGCCACACGTAGTTATCGGTAACGTAACTGATAAGTTGATGCGTTTCCGCCCAATGGGTTGGTACGGCGTACTTGGCTTCTCAATCTACCGTGATGATGCACTATTCCGCATCACATCAGGTTCATCAATCGCTGCTAAGTAATTAGTTAATTGACTGCTGGGCAGGGGAAACCCTGCCTGGTGGTGAGTCCACTAAAGGAGGAGTCATGGCAGAATATACTTTTGAGACACCAAGTGTCGATGAAGGTCTTGAAGGAGTTCAGCGACTTTTCAGATTCTATAAACTAGCACGTGGAATTAGTATTGTTAAAATTAATGGTGTGTATAGTCAAGCACGTTACTTATTAGATTCTGATTTAAAAGCATTCCAAGAAGTATATCTTGGTGGCAGTAAGTACACAGTAGATGAGGCAACTCGTACTGCTTTAATTAATGGAGGAGTAGGCGTAACAGCCGATAACTTTACAGCAATATAGGGGACATATGAAACACGAACACGCAAGCAAGGTTCTTGAATGGGCTTACAAGTTGGTAGACGGAGACATGATTCCATACTCAGCATTGTATGGATGTATTCATTGTGACGCTACATCAACAGAACCATTTCCTGATGAGAATGATATCTATATAGACCACACTACATGTGGTCCTGATTGCTTTGGCTGTAAAGCCAGAGGACTACAGATGAATACAGGTGATGCTAACAGCCAAAGGAACGGACCACGTAAACGTTTCGAGAAGGAACTGACAGCATACAAGGACGCACGTGCCCAAGGCATTCAGCCTGGAGGCACATCAATGCAAAAGATTCGTGAGGCGGAAACTGCCTCCGAGGTATTGAACAAGCCATACAACGCCAACTCAATGCCAGATGCAAAGCACATCAATCCATCAACCGCAGCGGTAATGAAAGAGATAGGACAAGTATAATGCCAATGGTCGGAAAAAAGAAGTTCCCATATACAGCAAAAGGCAAGGCAGATGCTAAGGCAGAAGCAATGATGGCAGGCAAGCCAATGAAGAAGAGGGTTGCCAAGAAGACAGCAAAGAAGATGGTCAAGAAGTAATGGCTGCCAAGAAAAAGTCAGAACCTGCACAAGTTAAAGATATTAAAACACGCATACATCCTATTGCCCCACGGAAACTTACAGCCCTTGAAAAAGCATTGATTAAAGCAAAGGGTGACATCACAAAGATTCCTGGCTGGCAGGGTGGACGAGGAACAGAGTAAAGGAAAAAAATGACAGACCCAAGACTAAAGCGAGCAGGAGTATCAGGCTTTAACAAGCCTAAGCGTACACCAAGCCACCCCAAGAAGAGTCACGTTGTTGTGGCTAAAGAAGGTAGCAAGGTTAAGACTATTCGCTTTGGTCAGCAGGGTGTGACTGGTGATAGGCAGCCAACTGCCCGCCAGAAGTCTTTCAAAGCACGTCATGCAAAGAATATTGCAAAGGGTAAGATGAGTGCCGCATATTGGGCAGATAAGGTAAAGTGGTAACATGCCAGGAATAGAAGGAACTTCATTCGCTGACGAACTCAATCGTCTAGCCAACGGTGGTACATACCCACTGCCAACGGCTTACAAGTCTGAGCAAGGAGCGGCTAATACTTATGCTTCTACTAGTGGTCTAGGCATCATCGCTGCATTAAATATTAAGGCTAGCGCAGGTCGCCAACCTAACGATTACAAGATGCTCAATGCAATCTGTAATGAACTTGCTGGAACTACAGGACTATCAGCAACTGATGCATTAAGGAGCATATAGTCATGAGTGCAAAACATAATTTAGTATGCGAGCAAGGTGCAACATTTACATTTCAGTTTACAATTAAGACTGGTGATGTTGCTTGGAACCTAACCAACTACACAGCGACAATGACAGTGCGTCCATTTGTTGGCTCGACTACAGCGTCAGTTACTGCAACAAATACCAATGGTAAGATTGTTCTTGGAGGTTCTGCTGGTACAGTTGCAGTAACACTTTCTAGCACAGAGACAGCAGCCCTTGACCCAAGCCGTTATGTGTATGACTTTGTATTAAACTCAGGTGCAGTAGTAACTCGTCTGCTTGAAGGAAAGTTTGTGGTAACTCCTGCGGTGACCGTATGAGTGAAACAATTGTAGTTGTACAAGAAGCATCAACTGATAATATTTCAGTTAACATTAGCCCAGACACTGAGGCTATTGATGTAATCGTTGAACAGATTAACTATCCTGAGACTACAGTTGTACTATCAAATGACCAAGGCCCTCAGGGAGCACCTGGAAATACAGGACCTACTGGCGCAACGGGTCCTGCTAATACACTTAGTATTGGCACTGTTACTAGCAGTGGGTCAGCAAGTGCTACCATTACAGGCACGGCACCAACACAAACTCTCAATCTAAATCTACCTAAGGGTGATGCAGCAACTGTTGATTTAGGAACTGTAACTACGGGTGCTGCGGGCACCTCAGTAATTATTACTAATTCTGGTACAACCAATGATGCTGTACTTAACTTTACTATCCCTGTAGGAAATACAGGCGCTACTGGTGCCACTGGCGCTACTGGAGCGACGGGTGCAACTGGCGCTAAAGGTGATAAAGGTGATACTGGAAGTACGGGTACGACAGGAGATACAGGTCCAGCAAACGTATTATCTGTTGGAACAGTAACTTCTGGAGCAACAGCCAGTGCAACCATTACTGGAACAACTCCTACTCAAACATTAAACCTTGTTCTTCCAAAGGGAGATAAAGGCGACACTGGAAGTACGGGAGCAACTGGCGCAACAGGCGCTACGGGTCCTACTGGCGCAACAGGCGAAACAGGAGCAACTGGACCACAAGGTATTCAGGGTATCAAAGGTGATACAGGTGCAGCAGGTACTAATGGTACTAATGGTTCAGCAGCAACAGTTAATGTTGGTACAACAACCACAGGAGTTGCTGGCTCATCTGCTAGTGTAACTAACTCTGGTACAACAAGTGCAGCAGTATTTAATTTTACAGTCCCACAAGGTCCTATTGGTGATACAGGAGCAACAGGTGCCAAGGGCGACAAGGGTGACAAGGGTGACACAGGCGCAGTTGGTAGCACGGGCGCAACGGGTGCGACAGGTGCAACTGGTGCAACAGGTCCTAAAGGTGACACTGGTGATACTGGCCCAACTGGAGCCACGGGAGCGACTGGAGCGACGGGACCCAAGGGTGATACTGGCGATACAGGTCCTCAAGGTATTCAAGGTATTCAAGGTATCCAGGGCGTAAAGGGAGATACTGGAGATACGGGACCACAAGGTCCTGCAGGTACAAACGGAACTAATGGTACTAACGGTACCAATGGAACTAATGGTCAAGGTGTACCAGTAGGTGGTACTGCTGGACAAGTATTATCTAAGATTGATAGCACAGATTACAACACCCAATGGGTAGCCCAAACAGGTGGTGGCGGTGCAACCGATGATGACCAAAACATTTTAGCAAACCAAGTATTCGGATAGGAATAAACAATGGCAACTTTTACAAAGACATTACTTAGTGGTTCAACTCAGGGCCAACCAATTACAGTGGTTGCAACTGCATCTACTGGTACAACTATCCATGCAACAGGCACATCATCATCAATTCTTGATGAGGTATGGCTGTATGCAAACAATACCTCAACCTCACCAGTATTGCTGACAGTTCAATTCGGTGGAACTGGCGCAGTTCAACACGCTAAGCCAATTACCCTTGCACCACAATCAGGTGATGTTCTTATTGTTGCTGGTTTGCCACTTACGGGTACAGGCTCAGCAGCCAACACAGTTGCAGCCTTTGCCGCAACTGCATCTGTTGTTACGATTTCAGGTTATGTGAACAGGATTTCCTAATGGCAATTCCTAACCGCAGAGGGCAATCTGCTGGTCCAGTATCGGGAAGTGTTCGCGGTGATGACTACACGCCATTTACTCAAACATCTTTTGTTGTTCCTTATGGCTTAACACTTCGCCAAACAATTACTTCATCAGGTTCAGTAACAATTCCTGCTGGCATTAACTTTGTTTATGCAATCGTTGTTGGTGGTGGTGGTAACGGGGCACAATTTGCAGGTGGCGGTGGTGGTGGTGTTGCTTGGGGGTGGACTATTCCACAAAATACTTGCATTGTTGGTGCTAATGGCGCACCTGGTGGCTACTCACGATTTGGAATGGTAATTGCAGGTGGTGGGGGTGGTGGACAATCAAACGCAACACTTTCTCTTGGGGGCGCTTCTGGAGGTAATACTACTGGAACTACACCTATTACTGGTCAGACAAATTATTGGGGAATCCCAGGTGGGGCCGTTGGAGTAAACAGTACAACAGGAAATGCTACATCTGGCGGTTTTGGCAGTGGCGCTGCTGGTGGTGGTGGTACAAACTTTGCAAACGCAACACCAGGCAATGGCGGAAATGGTATTTCAGGTGGTGGTGGGGGTTCTTACACCGCATCTACTGGAACTGCAGTTGGTGGCAATGGTGGTTCAGGTCTAGTCGGCGGAGGCGGTGGTGGTGCTACAACAACTACTGGTTCAAGAACTGGTGGTAGTGGTGGTAATGGTATTGGTGTAGATGGAACTATCTATACTGGTGGAACTGGAAGTACTGGAACTAATGCTAATGGTGCTGGTGGCGGTGGAGCAGGAATTGCAGCCAATGGTGCAAGTACATCTGGAACTACAGGAGGCGCTGGTGGTTTAGGCGGTGGCGGTGGTGGTGCTGGTGCTGGTACTGGTACTACTGCAGGCACTGGTGGCGCTGGAATTATTTATCTTTACTATTAGGAGCAAACAGTGAGCAATCCAGTACGCAAAGGGCAAGCAAGCAATCCTGTTTCAACAGGTATGCAAAGTGGCTCAGTCACGCCTTTTGCTAACACATCTTTTATTGCACCTAATGGGTTGACTTTGCGTCACACAGTAAATACTGGAACAACATCTGTAACAATCCCTGCTGGCATCACTTGGGTATATGCAATCTGCGTTGGTGGCGGTGGCGGTGATTTTGGTGCTAACAATGGTGCTGGCGGAGGCGGCGGTGTTGCTTGGGGTTGGACATTGGCAAACGCAACTTGCATTGTTGGGGCTGGTGGAGTTGTAAATGTGAGCAGCGGAGGTTTTACACGCTATGGGCATATCATTGCAGGTGGAGGCGGAGCAAATGCCGCGGCTGCAATACTCGGCGGCGGCGGTAGTGGTGCTGGCTCAGGTGGAACTAATTATTGGGGCGTACCAGGCGGAACTGCAAATAATATTGGCGCAGGTGCTGGCGGTGGCACTATTACCATCAGCAATGGTGCCAATGGTATTTCAGGCGGTGGAGGCAGAGGTAGTGCCACTGGTGGCTTTTCAGGCGGCAATGGAGGAAACGGATTAACTGGTGGTGGTGGTGCATATGGACCTGCTGGTAATGGTAATGGCGGAACTGGAATAAACATTTTAACTGGTGAAATTACTGCTGGTGGCGGAGTAGGCGGTGGCGGTGGCGGTGTCGCAGGTGCTTCAACATCCTCACAAGGAGGACTTGGTGGTGGTGGTGGTGGCATTGGCGCTGGTGGTGGTTCAGGCACACGTCGCGGCGGCGATGGAATTCTTTACATTTTCTACTAAGGAGAACAAACAATGAGTGCAAGCATTTATACCAATCCATCTTTCAGTGATACGCCTTTTGGATTAAAACTGCAACAGACAATCACATCAAGTGGCTCTGTCACAATCCCATCAAACATCAAGCGCGTGTATGCAGTGTGCATCGGCGGTGGCGGTTCAGGTGGCTCATCTGCTCAAGCAGGTGGCGGTGGAGGTGCAGGAGCATTTTCTGCTGGTTGGACTTATGTAACAAACACTTGCACCGTAGGTTCAGGTGGAGCAACTGTTACAGGTGGTGCATCTAACGGAAACCCTGGTGGCGCAACAATTTATGGAATGGTAATTGCAGGTGGTGGTGCTGCTGGTCGCGGAACATCAACTGCGCCTGCTGCTGGAATTATGGGCGGTGCAGGTGGTGGTGGGAATGTTGATACAACTACTGCTCGCGCTGGAACTGCAAGCGGTATTAGTTATACAGGCGCACCTTCGGCTGCTGCTGGAACAAACATAGGTTATGGCAGTAGTGGCGGTTCAGGAACTAGTCAAGCCCTTGCAACAGCAAGCGCTGGCGGCGCTGGTGTTTCAACAGGTGGCGGTGGTGGTGCAAACTCTACAAATGCTACACAGGCAGCCACAGGTGGCGCAGGTGGTCGCGGTTTAATTGGTGGCGGAGGTGGCTCTGCCTTCAACTCAGGAGCCTCACCAACAGGAATTACAACAGGCGGTGCTGGTGGAACTGGTGATTTATATTCAGGTGGCACAGGCTCAGGTGGTGCAACTAATACCAGCGGAGCAGGTGGTGGCGGTGCTGGCTATATCGCTGCTGGCGGTAACGCATCAGGTAACACTGGTGGCACTGGCGGTGACGGCGGAGGCGGTGGCGGTGGCGCTAACAACTCAGGCACATCAGGTGCTGGTGGCAATGGTGTCATCTATCTTTACTACTAAGGAGAACTAAATGCCTACATTTGCAATGATGAGTGGAAATACAGTTGATAACATCGTGATGGTTGACGATAAGGAAGCAACAGAGGCGGCATTGCGCTGCACTTTGATTGAGTTCACGGCTGAAAACCCTGCGGGGATTGGGTGGACTTACGACCCAGAAACTGGCAAGTTTACAGAACCAAAAGTTCAAGAAACCCTAACGGAGGAATAATGGCAACACTAAAAGATATGGTTGATGAGGTACGCTCTAACCTTGCTGGATATACTATGCGTCAAGACCGCATTACCTATCTTGCTAATCCTGCTGGGCTAACAACTACTGGTACTGAAATTATAGTTGGCTCATCTACTAATCTTGCTAAAGGAATTGTTGAGATTGATGATGAGTTGTTTTGGATTGACTCGTTTGATAAAACAACAAGCACTCTAAATGTAATCCCAGGCTTTGGCAGAGGGTATTCAAACACAACTCCAGCACCACATGCACGTTATGCACAGGTTACCTTGGCTCCTACATTTCCTAGAGTAAGTATTAAGCAAGCAATCAACGATACAATCAACTCAGTCTTTCCAAAGTTGTGGTCTATTCAGTCTACAACATTTACATTTAATGGAGCGGTTACAACATACTCACTGCCAGATGATGCAGAAGATGTTCTTGGAGTTACCTGGCAATCAACTGGCCCTAGCCAGGAATGGATACCAGTTAAGCGTTGGCGCGTAGACCCAATGGCAAACGCTGCATCATTCAACTCAAACAACTCTATCTCAATTTACGATGGCATTACTCCTGGTCGCACAGTGCAGGTATGGTATACCGCAGCACCTAATACTCTTGATTCTGGCTCAGATGAGTTCGGAGATGTCACTGGTCTACCAGATACATCACGTGATGTTATTACTTTAGGAGCAGCAGCAAGGCTGCTATCATTCGTAGATGCTGGAAGATTAAACTTAACATCTGCCGAATCGGACACAGCCGATACTAAGATTCCTTCTAACGCTAGTGCATCAGCATCGAAGTATGTTTACGCTTTATATCAGCAACGACTCAGTGAAGAAGCAAGCCGTTTGCAAGGTCAGTACCCTACTAAAATCCACTACTCACGCTAAGGAAGACAAATGCCAAGAAGATACTCAAGTGTTAGCCAGGAAACAGAACTCGCTGGTGGAGGTATTTCAAATAGTGCAACAACAATCAATGTTGTAACTGGAACAGCAGCAACTTTGATTCCTTTTAGTCTTTCTGCTGGAGACCAATTTACCCTTGCTATTGACCCTGATACAGCAAATGAAGAGATTGTTTTTGTATACTCAGCATCAACTAATCCAGTATCAAATGATGCAATAACAGTTGTAAGAGGACGGGCTGGAACAGCAGCAGTAGCACACAATAGTGGAGCACAGGTAAAGCATGTACTTACAAGTGATGACTTAACTTACTTTACTACTGGTGTAGACTCAGCAATGACGGCATCATCTACTGTAACTTTAACTAATAAGTCAATCTCACTAACAAGCAATACTCTTACTGGCACTAGAGCAGAGTTTAATACAGCAATGACTGATGATAACTTTGCTTCATTAACTGGTACTGAAACTTTTACCAATAAGACATTAACCTCTCCAACTATTAATACTCCAGTAATTACATTCCCAGTATCCAGTGTTGCAATTAACTCACAGACTGCTGCATATACTCTTACAGGAACAGACAAGAGTAAGATGGTTGTTGTGACTTCATCTAGTACAGCAAATGTTACAGTACCACCTAGCGTATTCTCACAGGGAGATGTTGTTTATATTGCCAGACTAGGTACTGGCGCTAGTGCGCTAGTAGCAGGTGCTGGGGTAACAATCTCTGCAACTCCTGGCCTTAACTTTCGTGCACAAAACTCAGTAGTGGCAATCATCTGCACTGGAAGCAATACATTTATTGCTACTGGAGACTTGTCAGCCTAATGATAAATCTTTTATACGGAATTATTGCAGGTGGCATTGTTCCACCAGTAGAGCCACCTCCACCACCGCCACCCCCTCCGCCACCACCAACTTGTACTCCTACATGTGGTGCATGGAGTTATACATATGGCGCATGGTCAGGGTACTCACCCTGTGTTGGCGGAACACAGTCACGCACACGTACAGTTACTGGAACAAGAACATGCACGGCATCTGATTGTTCTTCCTACACTGAAACTAGTAGTACTACAGAAACTGAAAGCCAGTCATGCGGTTCAACAACTACATGGTATTGCACAACAAATACTGGTTCACAATTTACATCTACTACAGACCAAAGCGGAGGAACGCCATGCGTTTCCTATACTGCGTGTTCAACAAGTGGATACCCAGGCACACCACAGGTTCCTTGTTAATGGGTGATGATGTCAAGCCTTGGGATATGTTTAATGGAACACCAAGGGCTACTAAAGAAGAAGCAGAGCGCAGATTTGATATCTGTAAAGCATGTCCTCAACTTGTAGAACTTACTTCTACATGCAAGGAATGTGGTTGCTTTATGTATATGAAAACTAAATTAGAACCAGCAACTTGTCCACTAGGCAAATGGTAAGGGAGAAACATGGCATACGGCGATGATATTACAGAGGGTATTCCCTATGAACTCAGCAACCCTTCATCTATAACAAGTTATACTAATAACGCTGAATCATATGACATAGCAATTAATGGTCAACCATTCTTTCTTATGACAAATGATGAGACTCCTTATCGTAGAGAGACAGCACCGTATCGTAAGCAACAGATTGACCAAAGTAATGAACCAGGCGAGCAGTCAATAACTGGTTGGTGGGTACGTTCACAGTCATCTTT